ACCAAGGGTGTAAAGATGCAGCAAGCAAAAATATCAAAGCTACTGCCAATGCCAAGAATGTGGTTGTGTATCACCTTCCATATAATACGACCGGGACCAGAGGAATGCCATTACTTACTCCGGCAGTGGACTGGATTAAACAGTATCGCAGATTCTTGGCCTCACGTATCGCTGTGGCACTTGCTTTAGCCCGGTTTGCCTGGAAGGGTAAAGTACAGGGCGGAGCTAGCGCAGTAGCTGTCGCTAAGGCTGCCTTGAATGACGTAGAGGTTCCGGCTGGTTCAGTAGCAATGGAGAACATGGGTGTTGAACTTTCACCCATCACTACGAACTCCAACGCTAGGAATGCTTATGATGATGGCCGTATGATAAAACTACAGGTCGCGGCTGCCGTTGGTATTCCGGAACAATACTTCGGTGATATCTCCATCGGGAATATGGCCACAGCCAAGACCGTTGAACTTCCGATGATGAAGATGTTCCAATCTTATCAGGAGATTTGGTCCGATGTCTTCGATGAGATGGATAAAATTGTTCTCCGGTACAATGGAATCAATACCGAGAAGATTGAAATTGACAGAGACTTCCCCAAGATTGCACCTGAGGACGTTATTGCAGTTGCTACCGCTCTGGGTCAGGTTATCATGGCCATTCCCGCAATGAAAGACTCCAGAGAGGTCATGCAGGTTGCTCTAATGTCACTGGGAATCAATAATACCTCTGATATTCTGGATAAAATTGAGGCCCAGAACAAAGAAGAGGATGAGAAAAAAGGTGATGAGCCTGAGGTTCCTTTCCCGACCACAGATGGTCAAGGGAATCCACTTACGGATGAAGCCATTAGGTACGAGGCCACTGTTTGGCTGGGAAAGAATCTCAGGTTTATCCGCAATGTACTGAAAGGAGAGAAAATTCATGACCACTAAGGCCGAACGCAGGAAACAAAGAGCAGCTCAAACTCCGGTAGAGGTAAAACAACCGGGGAATATGGAGCTCGCTACCTGTCCCACCTGTGGAGGAACTAAACGTGAGGAATTCAATAACGGATTTCTCTCCCGAAAGTGTTCTCATTGTCAGGGCACTGGTAAAATAAAGGTCAAAAAGACTCAAGTTCAGAATAAGGAGGCATAACTCATGGCAGATACTACGTTTCGAACCGTCCTGCCAGCTCTAAGAGCTGTCGATAATGGAGACGGGACCTATTCAGTTGCAGTGGTGATGGCAACAGGAACAAATCTCATCGGCAAAGTCGCCATAGACCAGACGACGCCGGGGACGACAAATGGAGTGCAGGTCGACAAGACTCTGGGTCGCGAATACTTCGACCACTATCTCGTCACCGGTAACGCCGTATTAGACGCACAGCAATATACAACTCCGGTGGTAACAGACACGCAAGACACGGATGAGGTTGTATTAACCGGCACTTATGAGCCTACTCGTGCGGGGGTTCTGAAAGAGGTGGAGTTCTCCATTCCCGTATATCTGACAGCCGTAGCAAACACGCCGAACGCGAAGATAACAGTACAGGCACGCGACAAGAACGGTACCTGGGTTAATATTTTGCCGGTTTCAAGTGGGATTGCCACTTCTGTGACCGAGATTGTAAAGGTGGTACAGGGCAGATTCACACTCGTTGCCAACTTCGACGCTGTACCGTTCGACTATCAGGTACTCGTACAAAGCGACCACGCAACCGACTTTGTCAGCGCAAGAATCGGCGGCGCGGCAAGGATTTCAGGTTACTTCGAGGTGGCGTAAATGACACTCGGAATTAGGCATAAATTACCACCCGACTTCATAGCCGACAGGTATATCAAGAGCCTGAATCCTGTGCTGTATCTGCCGTTGCATCGGAAGGACGCGGGGAAGCACATTGACACGTGTTTAGGTTTAGATGGAACGGATGATTATATTTCCGTTGCTGCACCGACTGGTGTAAACCCTGCCGATGCGTTATCAGTAGAATTTTGGATGACAAATGATACTTCGGAAGCGTCTACCCGCCTCATTAGTTTTTCAGGGGTTGACGATAAAAAGGGTTGGTTAATCAGGGCAGCCACAAATACAATTTCATTCGCTATTCACAATGGTACGGGATACGTTTCTACAGAAACCACCGCGCTAACAATCGGGCAGAGATATCACATCGTATGTGTTTACGATAAAGTCACCCTCAGAATATATGTAAATGGAATACTGTCCGGGACTCCCACGGCGGAAACGAATTCTATCGCATATACGGCTGGGGCAGGACTATTTATCGGTGTTCGGGAAGGACTGGACGCAGCCGAGTTTTTTGACGGCTCACTTGATGAAATTCGTGTTTATTCCCGTGTGCTCTCCGCAACCGAAGCCACTATCAACTTTTCTCGCGGTCGCACCAACAACCCACAGCCTTACGACAAAACAGGCTTAGTCGGCTGGTGGAATATGGACGAGGGACAGGGCACAGTCATCAAAGACCAGTCTGGCAACGGCAACGATGGTGCGATAATAGGTGCGACTTGGGTTGATAATTCGATAGCGCGGACGATGTTGTCAGATGATGCTTATACGCACAGAGAAACAGTGGTCGGAGCAAGTAAGCGTCAGAACGACTACTACTTCGATGGCACGAATAGGATACAAGTTGAAGCCTCAGCAAAACTCAATACAGTGCAGTTCACATACATACTGACTTTACAGAGAGCCAATATAGCAAGCCGCGTTGAGCTTGGCGGCAATATTTCAGATGTACCAAAGGCAGGCTTCGAACTATGGGGAAACGGCGGCAATCTGGGCTGCGGTTTTTATGACTTGAGTGGCACGATTCGCTCTTTCGGCGGCGTCCCGATGAACGACACTGAAAAACACTTTGTTGCCTGTGTCTACGATGGTAACGTCGGCATGGTCATCGTAGATGATGCGGTGACTCGTGAGGTTGTCGGCTATACAATGGCGACGAATCCGACAACTCCGTTCATTATCGGCGACCATCCTGTGAGTGGCTATTTTGGCGTGTGGAGTTTCGCAGGTAATATATCAAATGCGCTTACGCTTGACCGTGCGCTCTCTCTCAGCGATATATACAAAATACGTTCGATGTTAAGAGGTTAGACATGAAAGTCAAGATAGAAGCTGTACAGAATGTAACCACAAAGCAAGACATTACCACTGCCTTTGAAAGGGAAGTTACCACGCAACAGGTAGTAGCCGAGCAGGATTTCACGGAGCAATTCCAGAAAGCCCGTGATGAAGCTCTTGCTACCCTAAAAGCCAAATACCCCAAGGACACCTCATTCAGGCTGCACATCTGCCAGAATGATGAACAGAAGCCCTGCGCTTTAGAGGATTTATAACCACGGGAATTTAAGATGGGAAACGTCATCACAGAATTGGGCAAATTGATTTTCTTGGCAGAGGCTGAAATCCCGGCTAATCCGGAGTCAGCTAAGAACCAGAAGTTTGAGAAGGACTATCGAAAGGTTCTTTCAGAGTACTTCCGGAATCTGTCGAAGGCTTTACCCTATTCACAGATTGTGGATTTGTACAGCCGGAGTATCAAAGAAGCTGGTCCCACCGGAGAGGCTAAGGATTTGTTGACACCCATTCTGCAAATCTTCCGGACTAAACTGTTGACAGAGCTGATTGGTCATCATGTTTCCATATATCTGTCTGGTAGTGCAGAGGTGACTAGCTGGGGAATGACCAAGACTGGAAGATACATTGATTATGAAGGTCCTCCAATGCAACAGGCAATTGAATATGCCCGTCAACACTGTGCTCAACTGGTCACCAAGATGGATGATGAGAGTAAGACCAGAATTGCACAGGTGATTGCAGATGGTATTGAAAACAAGATTGGAATTGACGGACTGGAGAGAGACCTCCGGGCTACATTCATGGATATGTCCGGAACACGAGCTGAAATGATTGCACGTACAGAGACTTGTGATGCTCTAGAACAGGCATTTATGGACCGCGCTGAGGAATTAGGCATTGACGGAAAAGAATGGGTCGTATTATCACCATGCCCCATCTGTGAGGAGAATGCCGCCGCAGGTCCAATTGGAATAGATGAAACTTTTCCCAGTGGAGATATAAGGCCTCCGGCTCATCCAAATTGCCGATGTGCTTTGTCACCGGTGCTATTAAACAAGGGAGGAAAATAACTCATGCCATACAATAAGACCAGTGAATTGCCGGACGCCGTTCAAAAACTTCCGAGCCATGCTCAGGAGATTTATATGGCTGCTTTCAATTCGTCATTTGAAAAGGATAATGATGAAAAGAAAGCTCATGCGATAGCCTGGTCGGCCGTTGAGGTCAAATACAAAAAGGATGATGATGGTAACTGGACCTCTAAAGAGTCGAATCCGGTGACTTACGGTGACCTTGTCAAGGAGGCTACCTCACGAAAAGGTGGTCTCAAGCTTTTGGAGTCTGTGAAGACCGATGGTGACTCAGCATTTTTATCCTCTAAGTTAACAGAGCTGAAGTCTCTCCCTGTGGTAAGGGTTGAGGAAGGGCATGAGTATGAGGCAGCAGTCTATTCCTATACTCCGGACTTGAACAAGCCCTCTACATGGCAGCTACGCCTGGTAGAGGATGGTTCTACCCGTATCTCTAAGGCTCAATTAAGCAAAGCCGCGGCTTCTTTAAGTCCCGGCGGATTCCGCGGGAGCAAAGCTGAGATTCCCTCTGAGGATTTACCCTCTGTGAAGCGGAGAATCCGGCTCGAGTATACCAAACTAAATATTGCAGAGAGTGAAATACCCAGATGGGTAAAGGAGACAGAAGTGAGAACCTTAGTTGCTGAGTTTATGCCTCTGACTGAGGCAAGTATTACCACAAAGGGCAAGGGTCAGGTTGTTGTTATCAAACCAGGATTCAACACCTCCAAGACTCGGTATTATCCCAAAGAGATGTTGGGCAGAGACCACAAGATATTTGAAAATGCCAAAATGTATGCCGACCACCCCAGTGAGTCGGAAGAGCGTGAACGTCCTGAGAGGTCGATTAAGGACTGGGTTGCCGTTCTAAGTAATGTAAGAGTGAGAGAGCAGGACGGTTCAATCATCGGAGACTATACCGTTGTGGAGCCATGGATGGAAGCCAAACTGGCCAAACTCCGTGACAATGGACAGCTGGATAAAATCGGCGTATCCATCAATGCAGTCGGTAGTGCCTCACGACAGAAAGTGGAGGGAGTTGAGACAAACTTCATTGAAAAACTGGTAGCTGCTCGCTCAGTTGATTTTGTAACAGAGCCGGGTGCCGGAGGGGCTGTTGAGATTTTTGAATCCAACAATCCCAAACTGGATGTGGACCTGGTTGACGTTGAAAGTTTCAAAGAAAGACGCCCGGATATTGTGAAAGCAATTGAGGACGTAGTTAAAAGTGAATTTGCAAAGGAGGCAAAGGCAAAGATGACTCTGGAAGAGGAAAACAAACAGCTCAAGGAATCCAATCAAACATTGACCACGGAGAACACCTCGCTGAAAAATCAGATTGCTGAAGCGGATAAGGTAAAAGCGAAAGCCACTGCCCAGGCTGCCATCAAGGAAGCTGTGGACAAGGCCGAGCTCCCCGACGCCACTAAAGCCAGGCTGATGAAACGGTTCAGTGAGGCCGTAGTCACCGATGGCATTACCGAGGCCATTACCGAGGAAACGGAATATATCTCCACCTTGGCGGAATCCGGTAAAGTAAAGGGGTTGGGTAATACCACTCCTCAAAAGAAGACTCCGGAAGAGAGTCACGAAGAACTGGTGGAGTCCTTCAAACGGACCGGGATGTCCGAAGCAGAAGCTGAAATCGCAGCGAAAGGGTAGGAGGAACTACCATGGCGGCAGTTGGAAACAAATGGAAGTTCTGCAAACAAATGGCATGTGATAAACTTCAGGGTGCTAATTGCACCGCTGAGACATGTCAATATCCGGACATCCAGAAGGCACTAAACGATAAGAAAAGGGAGGCATAAAAATGGTTGACCCTGTTACTGATTTAACCAATCCCTATTATGACTCTCATCGCAGTGCCGGAGAGGAAGTCTCTTCTACCGGAGAAGGCAGACATATCAAAATCCTGGAGAGTGACCTGATTCATCCGACTCATGCAGATGGATTGGTGGACAAAGGTGACCCCGTAGCTTTCTGGGATGGTGTTGGTATTGCCATGAATTCAGCACTGGCAGCAACCGATGTCATCACTGTGGATACAGAGGGAATCTGGCGTTGCGAT